AAATCAAACTATTGAAGAAAAGCACTATTTTAATAATGTTGGCGAAGAAATGATTTCTTTAATAAAGCGTATCGAAAGTTAAACACTCATCAATGAGTGTTTTTTTATTTAGAAATTAGCCTAATGAGGTGATTTAAGCAGGAAATGAATTATGGAGGTGGTGCTATGAGAGATGGCTAGAGCAAGAGATCCTAATCGCGATAGAGCGTTTGAAATATATAAAGAGCATTATGGAAATATTACAAATCGTGCTATTGCTGAAATGCTCGGTGTTCCAGAAAAAACAATCGGCTCTTGGAAGTCCAAAGCCAAGGATAATTGGGACGCTAAACTAAATGGAGTACTCCAAAATAAACGGAGTACTCCGAAAGTGAATAAGAGTACTACAAAGAAACAGAAAGTGGTTGAGTCGGTAGAAGTCATTGAATTAGAAAATGACGATTTTACCGATAAGCAACGGCTTTTTATTAGTTATTACGTGAAATACTGGAATGCTACCAAGGCTTATAAAAAGGCTTATGGATGTAGCAGAGAAACAGCATTAACGAATGGGCCCGCACTACTCAAAAAGACTCGGATTCGTGAGGAAGTCATACGTGTGCGAGATTGTATAACCCAAGAGGCGATTTTAGATAGACGAACTCTCGTTCAGAAATGGATAGACATCGCCTTTGCAGATATTACAGACTACCTTCAATTCGGTAAGGTAGAGGAAATTAGCTATAACGAAGACGGTCAGCCAGAACTGGATATGAACGGTAATATTAAAACCTGGACTCGTAGCTTTGTAAATCTCAATGAGTCAGAAGAAGTTGATGGAACTTTGATTACTGAGGTTAAGCAAGGAAAAGATGGTATTACTGTTAAACTTGCAGACAAGATGAAGGCACTTGAGTTCTTATCAAAGCATATGGATCTACTTAACGACAATGAGTTGAAGCAGCTTAAAGTGGAACGTGAGAAAATCGCTATCCGTAAGGAAAACGGCGATGATGGCGAAGAATACGAAGATGACGGCTTCATGGACGCACTAAAAGGTGTCGAGGTGGATTGGAATGAGTAAACGTAAGAAGCCTGCTCTTTTCAAGTTCAAGCCTTTTAGTCAAAAGCAATTGAAAGTTTTGAAATGGTGGCAAGATGATTCTCCGCACAAGGATAAAGACGGCTTAATCTGTGATGGATCTGTTCGGGCTGGTAAAACGGTCGTGATGTCCCTTTCATATGTTATGTGGGCCATGGAAACATTCGATGAAGAAAACTTAGGAATGGCTGGTAAAACTATCGGCTCATTCAGACGTAACGTTTTCAAACCTTTGAAGCGAATGCTGCAATCTCGGGGATATAAAGTAAAAGAATATCGTTCTGAAAACATGTTCACTGTCACTAGAAATGGCAAGGTGAACTATTTTTATATTTTCGGTGGTAGAGATGAAGCTTCTCAGGACTTGATTCAAGGTATTACGTTAGCTGGTATGTTCTTCGACGAGGTTGCCTTAATGCCACAATCATTTGTTAACCAGGCAACGGCTCGATGTTCGGTTGATGGAGCAAAGTTCTGGTTCAACTGCAACCCAGCTGGACCTTACCACTGGTTCAAACTAGAATATTTAGATCAACTAGAAGAAAAGAACATGCTGCACCTTCACTTCACGATGGATGACAACCTTTCTTTATCGGACCGCATTAAAGAGCGTTACAAACGTATGTATCATGGAGTGTTCTACAAACGATTTATATTAGGTTTGTGGGTGCTGGCAGAAGGTATTATCTATGACATGTTTGATACAGCTAAGCATGTTGTTGAAACTATTAATAGGTCCTATTCCAAATACTATGTTTCAGTCGATTACGGAACACAGAACCCGACAACGTTTGGATTGTGGGGTTTTTATAATGGCGTCTGGTACAAAGTAAAAGAGTACCACTATGATGGCCGTAAAGAGAACAAACAAAAAACGGACCAAGAGTATTACGAAGATCTAGTTGAATTTATCGGTAAGGCTAGAGTTCTTGCTGTTATCGTTGACCCTTCTGCAGCTTCATTTATAGCTGTTCTAAAGAAAAACGGCATAGTAGTTAAAAAAGCAAAGAATGATGTAATTGAAGGTATACGTAACGTTGCTAATGCCTTAATCGACGAGCTAATCAAATATAACGACTGCTGCAAAGAGACCTTTCGTGAATTCAGTTCTTATATGTGGGATGAAAAAGCAGCCGACCGCGGAGAGGATAAGCCGGTAAAACAAAATGACCACCAGATGGATGGTGACCGTTATTTTGTTAATACAATCATATTCAAAGGTAACAGTGTATCTGTACTGAAATGAGGTGACAAATGTGCTGATTGAGGATTTATTTAAAAAGCCCTATTATGAGCAGTTAAATGATATCGTACAGAAATGGTTGAAAGTATGATTACTTATACTGAATTTCCTTTAAAAAAAATTCTGGAGTGGAAAAAAAGTGAAACACGTAAGATGATGCAGACTGGAGAAGCTTACTACAAAAATAATACCGATATCCGGGAAAATAAAACACAAGAAATAGAATGGAAATCTAATAATAAACTTGAACACGGTTTTACTAGAAAATTGGTGGATCAAAAGGTTGGATACCTGTTAACAAAACAACCAACAATTGCGACAGAAAATGATATGTATGCTGCTTTACTTAGTGATGTATTTGATAGAAAAATGCTGAAAACATTAAAGAATGTCGGTAAGGAAGCTGTTAATAAAGGAATCAGTTGGCTTTATGTGTATTTTGATGAAGAGGGCATACTATCGTTTAAGAAGTTCCCTTCTGAACAAATCATTCCTTTCTGGAAAGATGATGAACATACAGAATTGCATTCGTTTTTACGCATTTATCCAGTGGCTATTTATATGAATGGTAAAAAGAAAATCATAGAAAAAGCAGAATACCATCATTTAGAAGGCATTAACTATTTTGTATTAGAGGGCAGTAAGTTAGTTCCTGACGTTCCTGCAGGTATTCATCAGAATTATAATTTTATGATGATTGAATCCGACACTATTAGAGATGAGTCAGGACAAGTGGTTAACGTCGATAAAGAAAAACCATTTTTATGGACTCGTATTCCACTAATCCCATTCAAATATAACGAGGAAGAACAGCCGTTAATCGATATGATTAAGTCGCTTGTAGATAACTATAATCTTCAAGCTTCCACAAATGCAGATATTTTAGCGGATATTCCGAAGTTTATTTATAAGCTAATTAATTACGGCGGCGACGATTTAGCTGAATTCTTGTCAAACTTGAACAGATATAAGGTTGTTAAACTTGATGAAAATGGAGATGTTGATAAACTTCAAGCTGATCCAGCTACTGATTCAACCGAAAAGGAATTAGAACGTGGCCGTAAATCAATTTATGAATTTGGACGCGGTGTAGATACGACAGAAGAAAGCCTAGGTAATGCTTCTGGAGTAGCGCTAAGATATCGATATTCTGATTTAGATATGGACTGTAACATCTTAGAATCAGAGTTCCAATCATCACTTGAACATTTATTGTGGTTCGTTGACGAATATTTTGTCATAACTGGACAAGGTGATTTCAGAGAAGAATCAGTAAATATCATCTTTAACCGTGACATTATCATCAATGAATCCGAAGTCATTCAAGATGCTGCAAACTCAGTCGGTGTTCTAGATGATCAAACAATTCGAGAAAATCACCCTTGGTATACTCAAGAAGTTGAGGAACGGCTAAAGAAGCAAAAAGATGAAGAACAGAATGCGTTTGATAACTACGGCGCAACATTCCAACAAATGAATGGCAGTGGTGCAGATGGCCAAGAGTAGAGATTACTGGCGTAAACGATTTGAGCTACTTGAAGATGCCCAACACAAAAAGGCCGTTTCTTATTACGGAGATTTAGAGAAAGCTTATATCCAAACCATGCAAGAAATAGAAAAGGATATTGCTAGATGGTACCAACGGTTCGCTAAAAATAATGAAGTTACGCTTGATGAAGCTAAAAGGCTATTAAAAAGCGATGAACTTCGTGAGTTTCGTTGGACTGTTGATGAGTACATTGAATTTGGAAAAAAGAATGCTCTTAATCAACAATGGATGAAGCAACTCGAGAATGCGTCCTCACGTGTCCATATATCCCGTTTGGAAAGTTTGCGAATACAACTTCAAAATCATGTGGAGAAGTTGTATGGTGGGCAAATTGAAGGTTTTGAGCGTTTGATGAAAGAAGTATATGAGGACCAATATTATCACACAGCTTTTGAAATACAGAAAGCTTTTGAGGTTGGATTCACTTTACAAGCTTTAGATGAAAATTTACTAACTAAAGTTATTAGCAAACCATGGACAGCGGACAATATGACTTTCTCAGCAAAGATATGGCGAGATAGAAATCTACTTATCAATACGTTGCATACTGAACTAACCCAATCGTTTGCTCGTGGTGAAAGTCCAGAACGAATG